CAAGAGTACAGCACGGAAAGCTACCAAAAGCAAATGATACGGTTGATAACATTCAACAGGGGGCTATGAAATGGCGAGTGCTACAAAAAATATCGAGACCAACCGAGTGGAGACTATGCCCGATATTATCCGAGAGTATTTACGCGGCATAGGAAAAGAAACGCTGCCCACAGACTGGTACAGCACCGTAGCAAAATGGCGGAACTGGTATCGCGGAAAGGTAGAAGACTTTCATTTTTACAAGCAGTACAACGGCATGCAGATGGTACAGCGGGAAAGAAAAAGTTTAGGTATGGCTAAAAAAGTTTGTGAAGACAAAGCCGACCTACTGTTGAACGACAAGTGCAGTATTCATATGGCTAACGCAACAGACCAAGAGTTTCTAGACTCTGTCTTTGAATCAACCCATTTTTGGCCCAGGGCGAATCAACTTGTGGAACTGTCTGCCGCTCTGGGTAGCGGCGCATTTGTGGAATATCTGAACAATAACAGAATTGAAATTGACTGCATTTCCGCTGATTGTTGCTTCCCACTCTCCTGGGATGGTGACGGGGTTAAAGAGTCTGCCTTTGCGTCTCACGTTGTGACACCAACCGGACAGCAGATTTATATCAACACCCACACACTGGACGACAAGGGAAACTATATAATAAACAATGCCTTTCTTGACAAAAATGGAAAGATTTTGCCATTGCCGAAGGGCATGATAGATGTCATAAATACGAATTCCCCAGTCCCTGCTTTTCAGTATATCAAACCGTCGGGGGTAAACAACTATGACACGACTAATCCGCTGGGCGTTAGCATTTATGCAAATGCAATCGATTTGCTAAAAAGTATCGACTTAATATTTGACTCGTATGGAAATGAGTTTCAGCTAGGTAAAAAAAGAATAATTGTAAGGGATGATGCCAGCCGCATTATTCCTGTTAATGGGGGTAGTGCATACGCCCCGGTATTTGATGCAAATGATGTGGAATTTTATGCTATGCATATCAACGGTGATGAAGACAAGTCGGCGCCTGTGACTGAGATAAACATGAATATCCGAGCACAGGAGCATGAATTAGCGCTACAAAGGCATCTGGACTTGTTGTCTGAGCGTTGTGGATTCGGCAAGGGCTACTATCAGACGTCTGCAGACAGTGGTGTGCAGACCGCAACGGAGGTTATCTCACAGAACTCACAGTTATTCCGTAGAATTCGCAAGGATGAAATCATTTTAAACTGGGCCTTAATTGGCGTAGTTAATTCTATTTTCGTAATCGCGGGCCGCCCTCTTCCAAATGGCTATCCGATAAAGGTAAATTTTGACGATTCAATTGTCGAAGATACCGACTCCGAAGCAAAGCGGGCGCTGTCTGAAGTGCAGTCGGGTATAATCAGCCGCAAGCAGTACCTAAAAAGCGTGTATGACCTGTCCGACGAGCAGGCGCAACAGATTGTGGATGAAGCCGACGAAGAGGCAGAAAAGGAAGCGCCCCCAGCAGAAGACCCAAATGCCTTATTCGGAAACAACGGAGGACCGTCCGAGAAACAGCCTGAGGAACAGCCTGAGGGATAACAGGAGGGAAAAGTATGGCACTGTTTGATGAACTGTTTAAGCTGTATGATGATTTGCAGACCGATATTCTAAGGGAAATTGCGGACAGAACTGCACGCAATCCCGAAAAAGATATTGACGAATGGCACGCAAGAATGTTATCGCAAACAGGAATGATGCGAAAAAGCGTTCTTAAAAAATTGAGTAAAATAACAAAAAGAGCACCACCCAATATAGAACGTATGTTTGTAAAATATGGACTAGGTGTTTTTCATAAGGACGAAAAGGCGTATAAATACGCGGCAAGCAAAGGATTTTTTGGGGGCGCCCCTCTTCCAAAATACTCGGGAAAAATTTTCGAGAAAATCATAAATTCTGGAATTAAAGGGTGCTATGACAGGCTGAACTTAGTTCACACAACGGCGGAACAGTCTTCTCAGGAGGCGTTTAGAAGCGTTGTAAACCGGGTGTATGTAAGTTCCTCACTAGGTGGTAAATCGTTCTCTGAGGCGGCGCAAGAGGCACTGAGGGCATTGGCAGACAGGGGGATAAGTGGTGTGACTTACCGGGCACCCTCGGGAAGAATAATCCGTCAAGCGATAGATGTAGCGGTTAGACGTATGGTCGCGACGTCCTATGAACAAATGGGGGGCGACGTGCAAATGCAAATGGCAAAGGACTGGAAAAATAATTTTGTAGAAACCTCTTCCCACATGGGCGCCCGGCCGTCTCATGCCGTATGGCAGGGACGAACATTTCAATTGGACGGAGACGACCGCTATCCCAATTTTTACACAGAATGTAAATATGGGGAAGGAGACGGGATAAAGGGCTACAATTGCCATCATGACTTTTACCCATTCTTTCCCGGGCTGTCTGCCCGGGCGTTCCCGCATTACGACGAGAAGAAAAATGCGGAGCAATATGCTCAGGAGCAAAAGCAACGCGGTTATGAACAACAAATACGAAAATACAAACGCCGAAGAGATACCGCCGACGCGGCGGGGCAAGCCGAGGCTTCTGAGCAGGCACAGGGCAAGGTTAGACAATATCAGAAGATGCAAAGAGAACATGTCAAAAAGTACAATCTGGAAAGAGACTATTCACGAGAAAAATAACGGGAGACTTTTGGCCCATAACCTAGTAACCAAACACTAGGTTATGGGCCATTTTTTTGAAAGTTACAGGCCTTTTTGACATACTTTATTAATATCTTATTAACAATTTATTAACAAGTTGTCGTTGCGCATTTTTCAGATAGATTTTTTGATTTAACTTACCGTGCATTTATTTTTTGATACTCTATAACCCAAACGCCATTTTTAAAAAAGCTAGGTTATGTTTTTAGTTACAAAAATCGAATTCAAAAAATGGCTTACCTAAGCCGTTTTCCCCTCTTACTATAACCATGTAACCATGTAACCATATATATATATATATTATTATATAGTAGTAGTGGGGTTTGGGTATCGCATGAACTGTTATATATTTATGACGTATTCCCACACGTTATAGGGAAAGTTTCCCCGCGCGCGCGGGCGCATGCGATTTCATCTATACGCGCGCGCATGTACGCGTGTGTATGCACATGTACGCGTGTGTATGCACATGTACGCGTGTGTATGCACATGTACGCGTGTGTATGCACATGTACGCGTGTGTATGCACACGGCAAGTTATCGCGGGCAAAAAGTCTTTATTTTTTGTTGACTTTTTTAAAAGCACATGCTAAAATATGTGTGTGTGGTAGGAAAGTATCATACTTTGGGCAGACCGAGATTCCTCTTTTCTTCAGTTTCCTCCCTTTTGTTTGGGCCAGCCTCAAGGCTGGCCCCACATAGCTATCGTCCCTTCTCATTTTGCGGCGACGGTTATCGTCGTCACAAATTACTTACACGCCCGGCATGCGTGACTAAAATATCTGCCCAGCGAACTGGAACAGACCAGACTAAAAAAGATGCTGAACACCAGGGGGATTATTTTATGCTGAATTGGTTAAAAGAAATTTTGGGCGACAACTATTCACAGGAGATTGATGAGTCGGTATCGAAAAACATTGGCAAAGAGTTTGTGCCCCGTGCAGAGTTTAACAAAGCTAACGATTCTGCAAAAGACCTATCGGACCAGCTAGCCGAGAGGGATAAGCAGTTGGAGGGGCTGAAGGACTCAGGCAAGACCGTAGAGGAGCTACAAGCGGAAATTACCAAACAACAGGAACTAAACAAACAGCAGGCTACAGATTACAAAAACAAACTGGACGGTATAAAACGCGATTCAGCTATTGATGCGGCTATCACGAAAGCGGGAGCGCAAAACGTAAAGGCTGTCCGGGCGTTGTTGGGGGATTTGTCCGACGTTAAAGTCAACGACGACGGGGTTACAGGCCTATCCGATAAAATTTCTTCCTTGAAGAAAGATAACGGATGGGCGTTTAAGCCTGATAGCAATAACAAGCCGTCTGAGGACACAGGAGGCGTTGTTCTGGGTAATGGCTATATTACAGGCGCCCCACAGGGAAATGGCGTAGATGGCCTCACAGGGGTAGAGAAAGCCTTTTTCAACAGTCACCCTGAATTAGCACCAAAAGAAAAGTAATTCTAGAAAGGGTTTGATGAAATGGCAAATACATTGCAGGAGCGCTATGCGAATTTAGTAGATTTGCGCTTGCGTGCCGCGTTGGTAACGATAGATACAGGTGCCGTCCCAGTTTTTAATACACGGTATGAGGGCACGCCTAAGGCGGGCGCTGTAAAAATTCCGGTACGCGATTCAGAGGCGACTATGGCAGATTACAATATCGTTACGGGCGCTAGTTTAACAGAGTCTAGCACAAGCTATCTCACCGTGACGGGTTTTAAAGACCAAGTTATCAACGAATTGATTGACGGTTTTGATGCTCAGGCGGTTCCCGATAACATTGTGGCCGATAGACTGGACAGCGCGGGATATGCGGGAAGTTTAGCACTAGACACAGACGGAATCGCGACATTGGTTGCAGGCGGTACTGTATCGACAGACACTACAGCCTTAACGTCCAGCACCGTTTATACGTCGATTATTACCGCCCGTACCGCTCTGTCCGAGGCGAATGTACCAGAGGCGGGCAGGTTCATGATTGTAACACCCACCGTATATGGATTATTGTTGCAGGATTCTAATTTCATTCGGCAGGGTGATTTGTCCCAGACATTGTTGAACAGCGGTTATATCGGCAGTGTTGGCGGGTTTGCTATTAAAGAATCTTCCTTGCTCCCGGCGGGAACAGAGTATGTATGCGGTCATTCCGATTGGTGCCACAGAATTCGTGAGTGGATGGTCTTGCCGCATGTGCAGGACTTGAATGGCGACGGCAAGCATATTGGCGCTTCTGCTGTGCAGGGCCGTTATGTGTATAAGCATGCCGTTTCTAAAGCCGCCGCCGTGTATGTTAAAAACGCGGCATAAGGACTAAAAAAAGGTGAATAATTATGGCATACGTGGAGTACAGCGATTATACCGGGTATTCAACGGTTGAAGTTTCCAAAGAAGATTTTCCAAAATATGAGGGAATTGCATCTGCCATAATTGATACGCTAACACGCTCAAGGATTGTGCTATGGGGTGGGCTTTCGGCCCTCCCCATTTTTGTTCAAACCGCTGTGAAAAAGGCAGTTTGCGCGCAAATTCAGTCTATGGCGTA